GCTGTATCAGGTGTTGGTACAAATATAGTAGATTGGATAAGTGGTAAATCAAAGGGTAAGAATGAACCAAAACAAGCAGGAGAAGGAATTGTAACTGATGTTGTTGATGGAATGTTGTCAAAAAAGTCTGATGCTAAAGATGCTGGAACACAATTAGTTAATGGAATGAAAGATGGTATTAATAATCAATCAGCACAAAATGCAGCAGTTAAGGCAGCAGGAAATTTTGCAAATAAATTAGCAACAAAATTAAGAGCAACATTAGGAATCGCATCACCATCTAAAGTAACTGCTGAAATGGGTAAATTTTTAGATGAAGGTTTAATAAAGGGAATGGAAAAGAACTCAAAAGAAGTATATAGTGAGGCAAATTCATTTGGTAATACTGTATTAAGTAGTATTAATAATGGAATATCAGGAAATATATCAATGGGAAATACAGTATCTCAAGTTAGATCAGCAATGAGGAATTTAACAAATGGTGTTGAATCATCAGTTAATCCTGTTATTAATCCAACAGCAAATAGTAATCCATTATATATAACTATTGATAAATTCTATAATAATCGTGATACTGATATACAACAACTTGCAGAAGAGTTAGAATTCTATCGTAAATGGACAGCAACAGCAAAGGGTGGTGTATAGTATGAATAATAATTATAAATGGAATGGTGTTGCTTTTAATAGCAAAGGTATTGTTATTGAAGTAACACCTATCGTTCCTAAAGCAGAACATTCATTTCAAAAATATGAAATACCAGGTAGAAGTGATTTCTTAACAATAGACGATAAAAAATATAAACCAATACCATTTTCTTTGGAATGTCATTTTAATGAAAGTAATGTTGATATAAATGATATAAGAAGTTGGTTAGATGGATATGGTACATTACAATTAGATGATGAAAAAATATATACAGGGTATATATCAAATTCAATTCCATTTGAAAAAGTAGTTGGATTTCAAAAATTTATCATTCAATTTATGTTACAACCAATTGCAAAATCATTAACAGCAACAACAGTAAGTTCAACAAGTTCAACTACATTTAATTCATCAACATATACATATTCATATCCTAAAATAACAATAACAGCACTTGGAGATACTACAATAACACTAAACGATGTATCATTTACGATTTATGGGGCAAGTGGAACATATATATTAGATTGTGGGGCAAAAGTTATTACTAAAAATTCAATAAGTCAATCACAAAATATGAGTGGTTCTTTTCCTTATATAAAACCAGGTAGTAATGAACTAACAGTAAATGGAAGTGTATCATCATTATTAATTGAATATTATAAAACTTATTTATAGGAGGTTAATATGATATTATATGAAAAAGGCACAATTGATTTTACAAGAAATGGTTTAGGGTTTCTAGCAAATGTATTAGCTGCATCAGTAGTAGATGAAATTAATGGCGAATATTCATTGTATTTTGAATATCCTCTTAATGATATAATGTCAGATGAAATTGTAGAAGGTAGAATAGTAAAATGTAGGGTATCAAATGGTACACAACAATGCTTTGTAATTAAGACAATAGAGAAAACATATGAAAAGATGACTGTTAATTGTAGTCATCTTTTTTATTTATTGTTAGATAATTTTGCTGAAGATTTATATCCTCAAAATTTAAGTCCAAAACCTTTTTTAGATTGGATTATAGCAAGAGCTAATTTTTCATTACCATTTACAACTACATCTGATATTACAAACACAGCATCAGCAAGATATGTTAGAAAAAACTTAGTTGAAATAATAATAGGAAATATTAAAAATTCAATGTATAACTTATTTCACATGGAATTAGAGAGAAACAATTGGAATATCGGTTTAAAAGCACGTGTAGGGCATAACAATGGCGAAAAGTTAATATTTGGGAAAAACATTATAGGTGTTAATGTAAACATTGACTTAAATGGTGTTTATACACGTATTATGCCAATCGGATTTGATGGTCTATTATTACCTGAAAAATATGTTGATGCTGATAATATAAATGATTATCCATATCCAAAAATATGTTTATATGAATTTCCTGATATTAAATATGATCCAACTGATGAAGATGCATATCAAACTGCAGAAGAAGCATATCAAGCATTAAGGGATGCAGTACAAGAATTATATGATAATGGAATCAATTTACCACAAATAAATATTAAAATTAATTGGTTAGAATTAAGTAAAACTGAAGAATATAAACAATATAGTACCTTAGAGAGAGTAAATTTAGGCGATACAATAGTATCAAATTTGTTTGGTATGGATTATGAAACTAGAGTATTAAAAACTGTATATAATCCATTAATTGATAGAATAGAGCAATTTGAAATTGGTACATTTAAACCAACATTTGCAACAACAATGAATAAAATTGAGTTTGATATGCAACAAATAAATCCATCATCAATATTAGAACAGGCACAAACAAATGCAACAAATTTAATAACTCAAGCTATGGGAGGTTATGTATATAAAACCACTAGTGAATTATACATAATGGATAATCCAGATCCAGCACAGGCAGTTAAAGTATGGAGATGGAATATAAATGGTTTGGGATATTCAAGTACAGGAATAAATGGCACATATGGCTTAGCAATGACTATGGATGGTGAAATTGTTGCTGATTATATAACAACAGGTACATTAGATACAGCAGTTATTAACGGATATGATACATTGGTAACAACAGTAAGTGGTAATACAATAGATATTAATAATAACTATCGTGATTTGAAAGATATGTTTAATGATTACACACCAGCAACAGCAACTGCAGAAATTCAATCAACAGTAAGTGAGATTCAATCGAATACATATACTAAAACACAAATTGATACTAAATTAGTAGATGGTAGTGTTGAAAAAGTTATGACTGCATCAGGAACATTTGATATTGATGGTATGACTTATGAAAAGACAAATGCTAATACTAAAACAATAATTAATGAAGTTGGTGTAGGAGTTAAGAAAACTGATGGTAGTGATGATTACATTTTATTTGCAGGATATGTAAATAATGGTAATACTCAATTTGGCGATTTTGAAGGTCAAACAGTTGTTGCAAGTGAAAACATGATAGTAAAGAATTACTTTGTAATAGGGGAAAACTCACGTATGGAAGATTACGAAAATGGAACAGGAATGTTCTATATCGGAGGATAAAATGGCTAGAGTAATAATGATATTAATAGTAGTGATATGTATTTTATTAATAATAGAAAGTTTGTTTGGTGGTGATGAATAATGGCAACAATAACAGCAAATGGTAGTAAAGGTCATCATAAGTTTACCTTAGAAGTAATTGAATCAAGTTATAGTGTAAATAATAATACAAGTGATGTTACATATACATTAAAGATTGCACCTATTCAAAAAGGATGGGACTGGAATGCAAGTGGTGTAAGGTACACAGTAAATATTAATGGAACACAGGTTGCTTCAGGTTCAATTTCTAAATATGATGGTAGTTCAACAACAACAATTAAAACTGATACGGTTACAGGAATAGCACATAATGCTGATGGAACTAAAACAATGGCTTATGGTTTTACAATAACTGATAGCACAAGTTATAATTTCACACCAGGTAATGCAAGTGCAAGTGGAAATATTACATTAACAACTATTCCAAGAGCAAGTCAAATTGGTGTTGCAGATGCGAATATTGGTAGTTCAACAAATATTACAATTAATAAAAATAGTTCATCATTTACAACTACAATTTACTATAAAGCAACAGGACAGAGTAGTTGGACAAAAATAGTAGATAAGACAGCTAATCAAGTTTATGCATGGACAGTTCCTACTTCTTTTTATGCTTTAATACCAAATGCAAAAACCATTAATTGTCAGTTTTATGCTGATACTTATAATGGATCAACATTAGTAGGAACATCATCCACAGTAACAGCAAAATTTACAGCAACTGGAAATCCAACAATAAGTAGTTATACATTAGTAGATACTAATTCAACAACAACTGCCTTAACAGGTGATAGTTCTAAAATGGTAAGGTATGCTAGTAATGTAAGAGCAACTATAACAGCAAGTGGACAAAATAGTGCTAGTGTAAGTTCAATTAAAGTAAATGGAACAACAGCAAGTAGTGGTATAGTAAATTTCAATGCTGCAACTACAAATAGTTTTCAAGCAGTAGTAACCGATAGTAGAGGATATACAACAAGTCAAACAAAAACAATGACAATGGTAAATTATATTCCATTAACATTAAAAGCAGCAGTAGTGAGAAATCAACCAACGGATGAGAAGGTAAATATATCAATAAGTGGTAATTATTTTAACAATTCATTTGGAAGTCAAAGTAATAGTTTAACAACGCAATATAGGTATAAAGAAAGAACTTCATCAAGTTGGGGAAGTTGGACAAGTATATCTCGAACAGTAAGTGGTAATACATATTCAGGCTCATTACAATTAAGTGATTTTGATTACACGAAAGTTTATGACTTTCAAGTAAGAGCAACAGATAAAATACAAACTAAATCAATAACGGGTATAACAGTATCAAAAGGTATTCCAATATTTAACTGGGATAACAATGAATTTGATACAAATGTTATTTTAAATGCAAAGGAAGGAATAGATATTCCTAACGGAAAGTATGTAAAAGGACATAGTGGTGCAGGTTGGGGGCAAGCAAGAACTAGTGCTATCATTAATAACCCAATTGTATCAGGAGAAACATATAGACCTGTCTTCTCTTTAAAAACTCAAAGTGGCGACTGGA